ATGGTAGATGCAGTGAAAGCTGATCCATTCGGCAAAGTTAATGCAATTGATGTGTTAGATTTAGCAAGTTTAGAAGCGCGCGCTGAAAAAGTCCTTGGTCGCGGTGAATTCGGGTACATCAGTGAGGGCTCTGACGATGGCTACACCATGCACCGCAATACAACGGCATTTCAAGATGTGCACATGCTGCCACGTGTGTTACAAGGCGTTGAAAATCCGGATCAGTCAACAACGTTTATGGGCGCAAAACTTGCTTCACCGCTGCTAACCGCTCCCATTGCCAGCAACACTTTGGCCCACCCAAGCGGTGAACTCGGTTTAGCAAAAGGCGCCAAAGAAGCCGGTATCATGATGTCCCAAAGCACCTTTGCTTCCAAAACCATCGCGGAAACCGCAGCGGTCAGCGATGGTGCGCCATACATGTTTCAGTTGTATATGCCTAAAGACTGGGAATATTGTCAATACTTGCTAGACGAAGCGAAACAGGCCGGTGCACTGGCCATCATTTTGACAGCAGATTCAACATTAGGCGGTTATCGTGAAAAAGACGTGATGAATCATTACCATCTCAAAGGCCGACTTGCCAACCTCGAAGGCTATAACACAGGGCAATCCGGGGTTGGTGCAGGCGGTTTGTTTAAAGAATCCATGCAAAAGCTGGATCTTGGCCTGATCAGTAAATTAGCCAGTTATTCAGGCTTGCCGATTATTATCAAAGGCATCCAACACCCTGCCGATGCCGTTGCTGCCATTACAGCAGGTGCTGCGGGAATTTACGTCTCCAATCATGGTGGCCGCCAACTCGACGGGGCACCAGGCGCCATTGAACAGTTACCCGCCATCGCCGCCGCTGTGGATCATCGCGTTCCCATCATCTTTGACGGCGGTGTTCAGCGCGGCACCCATGTACTCAAAGCGCTGGCACTAGGCGCTGATCTCGTTGGCATTGGCCGACCATTTAGTTATGGGTTAGCACTTGGCGGCTGGCAAGGCGTCAAGGATGTTGCCGACCATCTGAAAATGGAAATCAACATCGCCATGCAGCTGACCGGCTGCCAGACGATGGCGGATGTGAAGCAGATGAAGGTTAAAACGACATTTGCTTAAGAAATTAAAAAGCGTTGGGCAATTTTGAAATGATTGCTCAACGCTTTTTGAATATAACGTTTAAAGATACTTGTTGATACGAAATCAAAAATGGGGGAGGCGAGAAAGACCTTTGTATCTACATTTCATTTCTTAATCTGACAAAATTATCAAAGATCCGCCGTGGCATTGCAACCACGATCTGCCCTTGGTGGAGAAGAGCCGACTTCTTTAGTCTAGCGGATAATTGACGTTGACTAGTAAATTAATCAAAGCCAAACAATCATTTCAGCTTAACGTTGATGACGATATTTACGATGAGATTCAAAGCCAAGCATACTTAATGCCGTCATAGCAAAACCAAGCAACATCATCCAAACGGTTATCACTTGATTTTCACCTGTTTGTGGGAAACTGTGCCGGCCATTTGAGTTAACCGAGGCCTTGGCGGCTAGTGGTTTGGTCACTGGTGCGGCAGTCTTAGTGCCTGGAGTTGTTTGTGTTTGAGCGATTTTGATGATATTACCGTATGGATCAACCATTTGACCATTCACAACTGACCATCCGGATACGGGATGACCGTTTTGATCAAGCACTTGTTGGCCATTAATATGATAGCCATGTTTTAATGCGTCTGCTTTAGATTCAAGCTGATGTTGTTGACGAGTAACATTATCAGCCAAAGTTTCAGCATCTTGGGCAGCTTTTAGAACTGATTTAGCTGTTTTGAGTTGTTGTTGCGCAGCGGTTAAGCTTGCGGTTGCCTCAGCCAATTTATTCTTAGCTGTCGCGGCTTTAGCCTTTGCATCTGCTAAAACAGCTTGTTTTTCACTAAGATTCTTTTCTGCCGCAACGACAGCAGCTTTGGCTTTTGCAACCCCAGCGTCAGCTTTGGCCTGTGCTTCCTTAGCTTTGATTAAACGATCCTGTGCATGATTCAGTTGATCGAGTTTGGCTTTTGCGTCTGTTACGGCTTGTTCCGCCTTCGCTAATTTAGCTTTTGCATCAGCGGTTGCGTCTTGATCTTTTTTAAGCTGGTTCTGAGCTGCTTCGAGACTTGCTTCAGCAGTAGCCTGCGCTGACTTTGCGAGTGACAGCTGTTTTTCCGCCTCAGCTTGTGCGGTTTTGGCAGCATTGAGCGCTGCAATCTTTGCTGGTTGATCTTGCAGACTTGCTTCGTAGATCTTTTGAGCAGTTGCTAATGCTGTTTCCGCGTTTGTCACAGCAACTTTGTTAACGGCCACTTTATTATCAGCACTAGTCTTTTTGACGCTGGCTGCTTTTTGATCTTGAACGGCATCATTATAGTTAGCTTGCGCCTTTGTTTGTTCACCATTAGCCTGATCAAAAGCCGATTGTGCGGCAGCTTGGGTGGCGTTTGCCGTTGCAAGGTCCGCTTGCGAGCTAGCAAGTTGAGTTTGAGCATTCTTTAGGGCAGTTGAAAGTGCTTTTGTATCCGTTGATGTATTGAAGGTTGCATCATCGTTAACGGTTGCAACATTGACAGTTAGGAAAAGGAGTTGACCAGAACGGGCGATTGTAACAGTGTCGGCTAACGTTTTGCTGGATTCGCCTACTCTATTGAACCCAAGTAAGGGTTGTAGATTTGAGGCAGCCAAAGTACCGTCTGAGGTGTCACCTGATTTACTTAAGAAACTTGATAAGACACTATTGTTAAACACATTATCTTTTAAAATAGCCATATTGTACTGAGTTAATGGGTTTGTAGGCGGGTCATCAAGCCAAGCAACTGTACCATCACTCTTTTTTGTGGGATAAAAGGCACGACTGTAAAGGAAGGAACCACCAGCAATGTCAGATGGTCCTATAACAGCAACCTTTGTAGTGCCATTAACGCTATTGCTATTAATAATGGGCGGCATACCTAATTGCGTTCGGATGCGATTAAAAATTGCGAGATAGAGGTCTTCTATATGTGATTTCTGCGCAGAAGTGAGTGAATCATAGGCGCCTGATGGGGCGGCAAAGTTAATTGACGATATACCGATCGTTCTGCCTTTGTAATCTGTGCCAGTGTTCGTGTAAGGAAGTTCTTCACTCCAGTCAGCATCCGTAGGTTTATACGAGATACTAATACCTTTAGCAATGGTGGCTAAATGTGAATGTATATAGTTACCATCTCGTGACTTGCTTGCCACCAGTTCCTTGGCAGTCGCTTTGGCATTGTCGGAGACGGTGACAGTAATGCCTTCTGCTGCTAAATCAATATTTGTCTTGGCTTGGGCCGCATCAAGAGCAGCTTGTGCATCCGTAACAGCTTTTTGTGCCTCCGCGACTTTTGCTTTAGCTGCAGTACTCTTAGCAGTTGCCTGTGCGAGTGCATCTTTGGCACTACTCGTTGTTGTGGCTTGATGGTCCAAACTAGACTTGGCTGCAGAGACCAATTGATCAGTGGCCGCTTGGGCAGTCTGTGCTTGATCGGCTTCTGCTTGGGCCTTGCTTAAAGCACTTTTGGCAGCGGCAAGGCTAGTGCTTGCTTGATCGACTGCAGTCTTGGCCGCCGTTGTATCAAGGGCCTTGGCAGCATCACTGGTGGCTTGCTTGGTGACGTTAACCTTGGATTGTTCTTGAGCGGTAGCATTTGCGGCGGATTGGGCGGCAGAACTAGCAGCGGATTGAGCAGCTTGATCTTTGGCCTGCTGACTCGTTGCTAAATTAACAGTAGATTGGGCCGCTTCTTGTTCCGCCTTAGCATCACTCACAGCTGTCGCAGCAGACTGCTTGGCTTCCGGTGTTGCCGCATCAGCTGCAGATTGTGCTGCGGAGGTCTGAGTTGCAGCAGACTCGGCGGCAGCAGCAGAACTGGCTGCTACACTTTGGGCCGCTTCCTTTGCTGCTTGGGCCGCGTCAACCTTTTGTTGCGCAGCGCTTTGTTTTTCCGTAGTGTCGGCGGCATTTTTTGATGCATCATCCTTAGCTTTTTGGGCCGCATCGACATTGCCTTGCGCATCTTTTACGCCTTGTTGCGCAGATTCGACCGGTGTTTTAGCCGAAGTATCAGCCGCGGACTGAGCTGTCTTGCTTGTCGCACTGCTGGTTGGCGTTTGGTCATCGGCGTGTACGGTCGTCACACCGCCAGCAACGGTCAATACGGCGGCTGTTGCCACAGTGGTGGTGAGTAACGAATTATGCTTATTCATTTTTAAGCCCCTCCAAATGTAAAATCTAAACCCCATTTACTTAGATGTTATTGATAACAACATCTACACTAGGAATATTAAAATTATTTTGGTTAAAGTGAAGCTTTGTTGCATATTCGCAATTTTAGTTGTGTACAACATTGTTTGTGCATGGTACTTTAATAAAAAGTTCGTATAGCCTTCGTTATCCTTTGAGCAAGCACAATTAAATTTCGGGTGCGACCAAGTAAATTGGGCAAAGATAGGGTCGTGTGCAATAATACTGTTTTGAAGATGACACAAAAGAACCAAGTCGCTTTTAAAATGAGATAAAGTGATTCGGTTCTTTTTAAATTACATGATTGGAAATTTAGATTCGTAAGCTCGTGATCATTCATAAAAACACGCTAACACGGAAGATACCTGTTATGCTAAGTTTGTCAGTTGGATGGGGTACCGGTTAGAAAGGGTGTTGAATGTGGATGAAAATTTTGAACTTAAAAGACTGGGTAAATTTTTTAAGGATTTCCGAACAGGGAGAGATTTAACTTTAAAGGAAGCTGCAGGCGAAGATTGGTCCGCAACCACTTTGTCGCGTTTTGAGAATGGCGTTAGTGACATTAGCAATGAGAAGGCTACGGGGTTAATTCGTCGGATCGGAATACAGCCCCAAGATTTCTTACTGTATCCTGAAGCTCCGGGAGCTTTTCCCATGCACTTACAAACGCTTATTCAAATAAACGACATCAATGCTTTGACAAAACGACGCGCAGAGTTCTTTTTAGAGAATAAGAAAACAACTAGTATGACCAAGTTAGCCTCAGTCCTTTTTGATGCTGGTATTCATTGGCCTGAAGCAAAGTATCATTTTGATGCTGAAGCAGAACAAATTATCGCGGATCGGTTGACTATTCCCGAAAATCTGACCCCGTTCGAATGGGAGATACAGGAAGCCATCATGGGACCCGCAAGTCATGAGCTATTGATGTTACTTTGGTATCGAACAGATCGAATGAAACATAATTTGCGCAAAGAAGAGCGTGGAACAATTCTTGCAAAATTGTGGCTTGGTGCCTTGATGGATCGTGATGTTGAATTTCTTGATACTTTTAGATCTGATTTGACCGAAGAAATGGATAAGTACGGCGAGTTAGAATCATACACGGAGTGGCAAGAAGTATGGCATTTCACCAAATTGTTAGAACAATGGGTCGTTTCTCAAAACGTCGCTCATGAAAAACAAATTGATGATATGATTACCGACACACAGTTGATGGGTGATATTAGCCAAGCTAAATATTTTACGTTGATATTTGCTCGTACAAGGCAGGGACATCCGTATCACAACTATGAACTGAAAAATCCCGATCCTATGCCGATTGTAGTCCGTAAGACGGCTGGCGGTGTGATACTTGGCCGTAGACGCTATTTGGGCCTTCATCTAGACGACATTGTCTTGGGTCGCAACAAATCGACACTTCGCCGTTTTGAAAAAGCTGAGTCACAACTTTCTTTTGGCGGCTTGGTTCAGCTAAGTGGACAAATGGCTGTTTTAGTACCTACTTTACTTGGAAGTATGAATGTCACATTGCAAGGCCAAAATCGCAATATCACATTGTGGTTTTCCTGGTATGACATGGTGTCACTTAAAGCGCGCGGCAAGGACGTTGCAAGTGCCCAAGATGTGATAAATCGAACCATGAAATTCATGAAAGATGTTCCAGCAAAGATCCGGCAAGGACAGCTCTTTGTCTTGCAACGTGCGGCCATGGAGGTTGGATTTAACCATTTTGATGAAAGTGAACAACGGACAGTCGCCTCTAAACTTTTGAAGCAACTGCTAAAGTCAAATCATTGGGGATTATTTGAATACTTAATCCTACGCTATATTTGTCCTTTATTAGCATTCGATGACTTATCGTTGTTATTTCAACATGTTCAGCGTATTTTAAGCAAGCAACCGGGATTTTTTGGTCGCTCATATGCATACGGTGCCATGTCCCTTGCATTTGTCTGTGCAGTGAAAACAAAGTCGTCTGATGAAGTCGTAAATTTTATTCAGGGTCTGGGCTGGATCAATGATATCGATGAAGCTGATGGTTCGCGGTGGATGGCAATGGGTAGCAGAGAGATAGCGCTTGACTTAATTCAGAAGACTGAAACAAGCAAAAACGCGGTTAAACAATTTATTGTTCGTTGTCAGAACACGGGGCATCATAAAGTCTTGGCTGATTTAAAGGATTATTGGCGTGAACTAGTACCGAATGACTATTTTAAGATCTAACAAGTAATCACTGATAAACAAATAAACAAACACTGAAAGCGTGTGAATGACGGACTAGAAGCTTGAAATCTAAAAATTTTTGGTGCTCTTTTTATGAAGTGCGTCTTGTTAGTATAAAAATAACCGCAACTCCTTTGAAAGAGTTACGGCCACTGCCTGCCAAGCAAGGAATGTCGGACATTCCTTTGGACATTCTTTTTTTGATTTTCTTTGCAATTAAATGACAGTTTTTAAGCTGAAACTATCATTTAAATCCTTAATATGACAATGATTGACAGCCGTTTATATAACAACTATGGATCTTAACGGGATTGAACCCCCTTTCTAGTATAAACCCGTCATATCAGCGATAGTGCGGCTTTAGGCTGCCATTAAAATTTGTGTGGTGCACTTTTTGGTGCACTTTGGTCAAAAATTGAGATATGCAACTAGCTTATTCACGGCCTCTTTATTTTGATTCTTTGTTACATGGGTGTAGATATTGAGAGTGGTTTTGACATCCGAGTGGCCTAACCTTTCCTGAACCTCTTTGACAGTGGCCCCGGCAGAAAACAAGGCGCTTGCGTGTGAATGCCTGAAGCCATGAATTGTAATACGGTGTTCAATTTTATGAGTATCCTCGATTGACTTGAGCCAATCAGCAGGTTTGTGTAAAAGCAAGTGCTTATTCTTGCTGTTTGAAAATACAAGCTGATCAGGTTTATTAGCGTTAAATCCTAAAGCCATATACTTTTGTAGCTGAACAAGCCGCCAGTGCTTCAATGCAGACATTGTCTTGCTATCCATGGTGATAGTTCTTCTACTTTTCCGTGTCTTGGGTGGCTGAACAAGCTGACGGCCGTTCATGCCTTGCGATAGTGTCTTGTTGACTGTTATTGTGCTGTCGGTAAAGCTAATATCTTTCCAAGTCAGCGCTAGACATTCACCACGTCGAAGGCCACCAAAGGCTAGTATTCTGAAAAGCGCAGTCTTCTGTGGTTCTTGCTTTGCATCAATATAACTGAAGAACCTTGTTAGTTCTTGCTTATCCCAAAAGTTCGCAGCAACATCGCCAATTTGTTCCTTCTCTTTTGGAATGATGACAAGGTCAGCCGGGTTTTTATTAATGTAACCACGGCGTAAGGCAAAGCGAAGAATACGGCTTGCAGTTGTCAGCCATCTTCTGTAGTTCCTAGTGACTTGTTTTGACCATTGGTTAACGGCTTGCTGTAGCTGCGCTGTGGTGATCTTATTAATTGGTTTGTTACCAAAAAGCGGTAAAACGTGTTTCTTAATTTGTATATAGGTGCGCTCGTACGTGCTTTCTCGAACGGTATTCTTATATGCTGCGTCCCACTCAAGATAAACAGCTTTGAACGTCATGCTTCTATTAGTCGATAAACTGCCTGCATCAGCATCTAAGGTAAATCTGGATGCTGCTAGGGCAGCTTCTTTTTTGTCTCGGAAGCCTCGCTTATGAATTCGACGCTTCTTTCCAGTTAGTTCATCAGTACCAGCAGAGACAAAAATTTCATATCGTGTATCTCCGCTGCTGTTTTTGTAACGTTTGATTGTTGCCATGTTTTTCCCTCCGTACCAGCTTGCGGGCGGGGTATGTAAGGAATCGGTAGAGTAGCTGTTTAATTAGATTGGTGTAAAAGTATATCAACGGCTTTGACGATGTTTTCTTTATACTTCCTTTTTTCATCAATAGGAATGTAAGGAATCGTCAGAAGTCTAGCATTTGAAATAATATCTGAAAATGCGTGGTGACTTTTATAATCCATTCTGGTATTTCTCATGCCCTCCTTCGTGTCGTAAAGAGCAGCATCTTCAGAACCCCTTTGAATGCCGACAAAAAGGTCTCTGTTACTATTGTCGATCTTTATTTCTTCCCCATCTTGAGCAGTATATAGATCTTTGTCAGGAGCATCCTCACTAAACTTTAAAATACGTCCCTTGGCTACAAAATAATAATCATCATTGCTATAAGGATCTCCAAATATTAATAAAGTAGGAGAAATACCATATGTCTTACAAATTTTTTTAATATTCTTTTGAGCTGGGAATCGGTTCCCATATTCCCAGTTTGAATAAGTTCCAACGCTAACACCAATACGTCTGGCCGTCTCACTTTTTGACCAACCAACAGCGTTCCTTAATTGTATAATGCGATCTTTCAAAGCAGCTGACCTAATATCTATTTTTTCAGATGACATGTGTCGCACCTCCCTCATGTGTGATTATAGCGATTTTTATTCGGTTTGCATAACTTTTTGAAGATGCCCTCTTGACTTTATTCATTATGAATAAGATACTGGTATTCAGAAAGGAGAGATAAAGATGGAACTTAAAGAACTTAGACAAAATGCTGGACTATCTCAAATCCTTGTTTCAAAGGCCCTTGGGTATAAAACGGCCGGAGCCTATCAAAAAATAGAGTCTGGTAAACAGCCGGTAAGACTGGAACAAATACCTGCTCTATCAAAAGTGCTTGGCGTTAATGTAGATTTTTTATTGGGTTTAGTTTATTCAAAAAGAATAAAATTATAAGGGAGTTAAAAATGGCGATCAGTGTCGCAATGAGTTTACCGGATGATTTTGAAGCCCAAATAAAGCACGACATGTACTCGACTGCTTTAGAAGCATTTAAAGTGACAGCAAGCAGGCATACCTTTGCAGAGTACATGAAACGTAAGGATGCAGCCGAGTATTTGGGTATCAGTACAGGGTATCTCGATCAATTAACCACCAAGGGTCTGCCGACGATTTTATTAGATGGCTTGAAGCTGTACAAACGGTCATCGGTTGATCAGTGGATGATGGATCATCAAGTTTAATCCAAGTCTTGCGGGCGGGGATTTTGATGGCAATTGTAAGCAACTTATGACAGGCGCATAAAGCCAGAAAGGTAAATATATGAAAGTAGTTTATCCATCAATCGTGGAGCAATTCTATGAGGGTTTGAAATCTGAAGGCGTAACGGCTGGCAAGGACGAGGTATATCGCACCATGGTCGAGACCAACTTAATTGACGAAAACGGTGTTCCTACACAATACGCATTGGACAATGGCTTTATCAAGTGTGTGGACAATGAACCAGAAAGCCTAGCGGAGTTCAAGGAGCTTTATCCGAACCTTCAGAAATACTCAGACGATCATTTTATGAAGACTGATGAAGGCTGGTGCATTGACACCTTTGTAGCCCGTAGCGAATCTATGCTTTTATTGAACGATCCGGCTACGTCCGAAACAGACAAGCTAAATGCTCGGATCGTCCTTAACTATCTCAAGGAGGACGGTGCCGATGACTAGCCTGATTACGTGGATATTTATTCATCCGACAGTTATACCCGTCATGCTGATGGTTTTCATGAACGGGGGCGTGCTGGGATCGTTTCTACAGTTTAGAAAGGACTATGACCATGGTAAAAATGGTAAATAGCAAGTTTGGGTGGACGTGGCCGCAGTTTGTAAAGGCTGACGCTGATTGTGATCGGTATTGGCAAGCTCAAAAAGCCGAAAAACGCTCACTAATTGAGGCCACAAAAAAATCGCCAAGAGTGGCAGCTCAAGGCGAGAAGAAGACAAGCGAAAAGATACATATCAACTTTTAGCTTGCCTCTACGTAGATACTTTGTCAAGAAAAATGGAGGCAATTAATATGAAAAATGTTTCAAACAGCACCAAAGCGCCTGATTTAGATATGGCGTCTTTGAACCTCAGCACTGCAAAAGGACTTCTAGAAGCCCTTCGTGATCAGTTAGATAGTATTGAAGAACTGGTTTTTTACTATAGAAAAAATCATACACAAACAGAGGCCTTGCGACTCGCGTATGAGGCTAATCGATCATTTTATACATGGATGGCACTCCTGAGACCAATTCAAGAATACGTTGATAGCAGCTTGGCAACGATTGATGAGGTCAACAAATGATGAAGAAAGATTATTATACAACCGCACAGGCGCTTTTGAGCGATACAAGTGCAATGGTGAATATCTTGCGACATCAGATCAATAATGAACAGCAATCAGCACTGGCCGACACAGTCGCTGACATGATCATTGATGCTCGCCGTCTACTTATGGAGGGAGATGCTGTCGATGGTCGACGTGCTTAAAGTAGCGCTTGGTTATCAGCAACACGGCTTTGCAGTCTATCCACTTGCGCCCGCGACCAGAACACCGATTAATGGTTCCCACGGATATAAGGACGCTACCAAAGACCCAGAACAAGCCAAGAAATGGTGGGGTGAACATCCTAATTACAATATTGGCTTGGGGCTTGATGGCGTGCTGGTATTCGATATTGATATGGGTCATAAAAGCGAGGCTAATGGCAATGAGTCGTTGGCTAAATTGTGCGCTGATGGTCGTGCTGGTCAGATTCCTTCTAGCTATATAGAAACAACGCCAAACGGTGGACTCCATATTTTCTTCACCTATCCCAAGGAATTGAAGCTAACCAGTCGATCGGATCTGTTCTCTAAGAATGGCGAGAAAACCGGCCTTGACTATGTTGCGACTGGTGTACCAGTTTTCCCTAGCATTCGCGAGAATGGCATGTATCAACCACTCAAAGGGCACAAGATCACCAAGCTAGCGCCAGCACCTCAGTGGTTACTAGATGAAATCCAACGTGTCAGCCACCCTAACCCAGTGTTTGGTGGTTCAACAGTTTATCGGGGCAAACGATGGACAGGCAAGCTGCTAGATGAAATAGTGAATGGCACTAGTACCGGCAATCGCAATGACTTTCTGACCAAGATTGCTGGCAAAATGTTCTTCACAGGTGCCGAGCCGCAGACAGTTTATAACTTGCTGTTTACAACTAATGATAACTATCTAGATACACCCTTGGCAGAAGCCGAAGTTAATAAGATTTTTAAGTCAGTATTGAAAGCCGAAGAGAGGAGGCGTGCGGTTGGTTAAAGCGATGCCCGAAGATATTAAGCAAGAAGCCAATAAAGTGGTCAACGTTGATTTTACAGGCCAAGAGCAATGGCGAAATGACCTTAAACTTGATGGCAATGGTGGGATTAGAAAGGATTCGGTGGTTAATGTTCAACTGCTACTTGATAATGATCCAGCCTTCGCCAATGTCGTCGCTTGGGACGACTTTTCAGAGATGCTTATCAAGACAAAAGGCGTTAAAGGATTGCCGATTCGTAAAGGTTTCTGGACTGATGAAGATGATGCTGTCGTCCGCTCATATATGGAGCGTAAGCACAATCTCTTGTTTAGCAAGCAGAATGAGCAAGATGCCATGGTTGTTGTTGGCAAGGAACATTCAATTAATCCGGTTAAAGACTGGATCGAAACTGAGCAATGGGACGGTACCCCTAGAGCAGAACGTTACTTCATCGACTATCTAGGTGCCGAGGACAATGAATATACCCGTGCTGTTACTCGTAAATGGTTAGCTGGGGCTGTAAAACGTGTCTATCAGCCCGGTTGCAAGTTTGAACTCGTTCCAATTCTTGAAGGTAAACAAGGACTTGGTAAGAGTACAGCTGCTCGTAACTTATTCCCGAAAAAGTTCAGTGATTCATTAAAATCAATGGGCAAAACGGACGAAGATTATAAGAAGCTGCAAGGTAACTGGATCATGGAACTAGGCGAGCTTTCCGCTATGAAAAAGACCGAGATTGAATCAGCTAAGAGTTTCATCAGCGCCCAGTCTGATTCATACCGAGGGAGTTACAGCCATTATGTTTACCCACATTTACGCAAGTGCGTGTTCATTGGCAGCACTAATCAACAGGACTACTTGAAAGACGCTACTGGTGAACGCCGTTTCTTCCCTATCAGATGTGGCGTTACAAAGCCCACAAAGGCCGTCTGGCGCAATGAAGAAAGCGTGCCGAAGATTGACCACGATATCCATCAAGTACTGGCAGAGGTCAAAACATGGGTGGATGCAGGTGAGAGTGTCTTTGCTGATGATAAGCTGATGCAACTGGCTAAACCATATCAACAAGAAGCAGAGACCGTTGACCCTATGAAAGAAGCCATTGAAGACTTTCTCAACATGAAAGTACCATCAAATTGGGAAAAGCTGTCATTGAGCCTAAAGGCCAGCTTCTTTCACACTCATATTGACCATAACGGTGATGTGGCCACTTGGTTACAACAGCACTTGGATGCTGGAGAATTACAACCACTGAAACAAACCACGACCAGAGAGATCATGGAAGTGGTGTTCGACAAATCAGTTGACCGTTACCTGATGGGTCGTACTGGATCGGAAGCAAAACGCATCAAGCTCATCATGGATAACATGGATGGGTGGGATCGTGAACGAGTTCGAATCAATGGTCAGCGTTCAAGAGGATACGTCAGGAAGTAAAGTGTTTGTTTTTCTACTGTCCCACCTGTCCCAGTGCTACAAATGCCGGTATATCAACGTTTTGTTGGGACAAGTCACCTGTCCCAGTGCTGTCCCAACGTGTCCCACTACTGTCCCAAGTCCTAATTTGGACATGTGCGGGACAACTCGGGACAGCTCGGGACATGTGCGGGACATGTCTGTTGTCCCAGACAAACGCCTACATACCAACGTTTAAGAGCCCGGGACACGTGGGACACTTAAAAAACAAACAAATTCAAAACTACGGAGGTTAAAAGAATGCTATATCCAGAAAGTACATGGGCTAGGTTTGAACATGAATTTCCTATCCCTGAGAAGTATCGCAAATACTATGAGTACAAGAATTGGCACATTGAACCTAAGTCATCTGATCTCAGCCAGTTTGAACAGGATCATCCATTCGCGTTTATGCTGATGCCTGAGGACATGCAGAACGCTTTATATCTCTGGACTAAGGGACTGGCCAAGCGAAAGACAATCAACAGCGACTATACCTCATACGGTATCAAGCACCTATTCGCTGATTTACCCAGTGGTTTCTACATTACTAACGGCATGATGAAAGGCGCACTATTGGCAGCTGGATTTGAGATAGCCGACTATAGAGAGCTTAACTGGCATGCAAACATTTCAGGGCGAAGCATTAAAGAGCAGATCAAATTAGCACCTCATATCAGTTAGCAAAGAAATATCATTAATGAAAGCGAAGTGATGCAAATGAGTGTGCCTTTGCACATTTGCATGCACCCCGGGTGTCGTCGCATGATCCCGTTCAATCAGCGCTTTTGCGAGGAGCATAAGCAAGATAAGAGCAAACAAGCGACGAATCAGGAACGCATGCAATATGAAGAGAAGGAATTACGTTTCTACAAGTCAACAACATGGACAAAGCTTTCAAAGTCATTCAGGTTGCGCAATCCAACTTGTGCTAGCTGTTTGAAACGTGGGATTATTCGTCAAGCTGTGCTTGTTGATCATATTGAGCCAATCAAAACAGCTTACGGTTGGCAACACAGGCTTGATGAGAGCAATTTACAAAGCTTGTGCCAGACTTGTCATAACGCTAAGACCGCCCGGGAGGTAGCACAACGCCGAATGAGATCCCCCGACAGATCGACCCCCGCCCCAAAATTTTAGAGCGAAAGAACGGTCGGCCTCTTTTCTTTTCGATGAATACCGAAAATCATAGAACATAGGTATAATCAATGTGTTATAATTATAATAGGTATAAACGAATACAAATTCAGAAAGGACGTTACACATGGGAGCACCCCTAAAATCAGTGACTAACCTAAGTGCACATTTATCCAAAAAACAGTTAGCTGATCGTGTTGCCTCTGAAAAAGCACTGTTCACTTACAAAGAATTGCAAGTACAGCCCCCTACATGGCTTGATGACTATGCTGTGACCGAGTGGCACCGTATTGTACCATTGCTCAAAAAAGACATTCCAGTGAGTGAACTAGATGCCGCCCTGATTGCCAGTCATTGCCAAGCCTATTCTGACATTCAGAAAGCTGCCGAGCTAATTCAAAAACAAGGCATGATGGTTGAAACCACCGATAGTGTGAAAGCTAACCCAGCAGTTAAAATGAAGCTCGATGCCACAAATCAAATGATGCGCATTGACGAAGTATTGGGATTGTCAGTGTATAGCCGGGCGAAACTTGCCTTGAAGAGTGAGACTAAGAAGAAGCCTGACGATCCGTTCGCGGAGCTGGTGTCATCGTGAACTATGCGACTGAATATACCGACAAGGTGCTAAGTGGTGAGATTGTTGCCGGCAAAAAGATTAAGCAAGCAGCAAGACGTTATCGCAGAGACTTGAAAGCCAGCAAGCGCAAAAAGAATCCATGGCCGTATTACTTTGATGAGGACTTTGCCAACAAAGCCGTTGAGTTTATCGAACTGATGCCGGCACGTGATGGATCACCACTCAAGCTAGAACTTTTCCAAAAATATTTGATCTCAGAGCTTTTCGGGTGGAGAGACAAAGAAACCGGCAATCGTCGTTATGATCGAGCCTACATCAGCATGGCGCGCAAGAATGGTAAGAGCTTCCTGACGGCTGATCTAGGTGCACTTTATCTCCTCATGGAGAACAAACCAGCCATGAACCGCGAAATCGTCTACACAGCCAATAGCAACGCTCAAGCACATTTGGCTTTTGATATGCTGTCTAGTGGTTTGCGTCAGGTCTCCAAGATGTCCAAATCGGTGCGCGATCGTTTGAAGATCAATCGCAACGAAATTATCGACTTGCCGAGCAACAGCCGAGCTGTTCCGCTTGCGTCTGATCTGCATAGCTTAGATGGTTATCAAAGTGACTTGGCCATTATTGATGAGTTCGCCTTAGCTCGTACTGATGAGATTCTACGAACACTAAAATCCGGCCAGATCAACAGCGACAACAGTTTACTAGCCGTCATCTCGACCACGGGGCCAGACCTGAATGGCCCTATGTATAAAGAATATAAATTTGTCTCCAAAGTCTTAACCGGTCGCGAACAAGCAGATCGGTATTTTATTGCCATTTTTGAACAGGATAGCAAGGATGAAGCCTTTGTACCAGAGACTTGGGAGAAGTCAAATCCACTACTGGCTAATACTGAAAGAGCGAAGACGATGCGACCTAGCTTGCAAGCTGATGTTGATCTAGCAGCCAAGCAAGGAACGTTGCGGCCAATTCTCGTCAAGAACTTCAACATGTGGCAATCAGCCAGAGCAGACAGTTACATCAGTCTGGACGACTGGGAGAAAGCCATTATCGAGCCACCAGACACTATGGGCAAGGACGTGTATATCGGGCTGGATCTCTCTAAGTCTAGCGACCTGACCAGTATCTCGTGGTTAGTTCCAGAAGATGGCTACCTGTATGCCGACAGCCACTCATTCGTGGGGACGAAGTACGGACTGGAAGAGAAAATCAAGCGTGACGGGTTCGATTACATCAGTGGTGCTAGTCGCGGCGAATGTAGCATTACCAAACTTGATAGCGGCATGATCGACTATGACGAGGTGCTACGCTTCATTCTCGACATGATCGAGCGGAACCAGTGGAACGTGCGTGCCATCTGTTATGATCCCTTCGCCATGGGCTACCTGATTCCAGAATTTGAAAAACGCGATTTGCCACTGCTTGAGGTGCGACAAGGTGTTAGAACACTTTCAATTCCGACAACTCGTTTTCGTGATGATCTCTTCAATGGCCAGTTAAAGCACCCTGATAATCAGTTACTGGCCTATGCGGTGAACAACGCAATTCTGAAATATGACGCTAACAACAATCCGATTATCGATAAGGCCCACAACGCTACGAAGATTGACCCCGTAGCCGCACTGATGAATGCCTACACAATTGCAATGGATCAAAACAAGGAAAGCGAGGTGGCAGATAATGACTTTTATTCGAGCGATGACTTTAGTTTTTAATGTGCAGACCGTGCTATTACTACTGGGGCTGATCTGTATGGTTGTCGGTATCTGGTGGCTGTTCGGGTTTGGTGTTGGCATGATAGCAGCCGGCACGGCCCTGATCTCCATCGCAGTCATTATCAACTTCAACAAAGGGAGGTGAAACAATGAGCTTTTTCACGAATGACACAACACAACCACGCGATGACAACAGCGAACCGTTCTTAGATGCGCTTGTCAGCATGACCAGCAATGACAACGGCTTATATGTGGGAATTGGTGCTTTACGTAATTCGGACGTGTTTACGGCGGTGCGCGTGATTGCCAGTGATCTTGCAACCAATCCGATTGAATACAGTGACAAGCGTATCAGCGTGCTTCTTAACAAGGCACCCAATGACCACATGACCGCATGGGCGTTCAAGTTTGCCCTAGCTGCTAACATGCTGCTGAATGGTAACAGCTTTGCACGGGTTACCAAAAATCCTAGCGGACAAGTTACTGGCTTCGAGTTAGTCCCCAACAGCCAAATGGTGGTTAAACAAGACGATACAACCGGCATTATCAGCTACGAATACACGCCTGACAGTGGTCGCTCACAGCGTTTAAATGCCAGCGAGGTCTTACACTTCAAGTGCTTCACACAAGACGGTTACAAAGGAATATCGCCACTTTATAGCCTCCATGATGAGGTTGGGGTACAAAAGTCTGGACATGCGTTACTGAAAGGCTTCTTTAATACCGGTGTCCAAGGGACAGGCATTCTTAAGGTCAACAAGACCCGGCTAGACAGTAAGGCCAAAGAAAACATCCGGAATAAATTTGAAGCTGCCAATAGTGGTGATAATGCCCTAAAGACCATCATTCTGGACAATGATATGGATTACAAGCAACTCGAAGTTAATACTGACGTGCTGAATCTAGTCAATTCTAGCGATTGGACCACGAAGCAGATTGCCAAAGCGTTCGGGTTACCACTGGATCGGCTGGGTATCGAAAGCGAGCACTCAAATGCCGTACAGTCTAACGTGATGTACTTGCAAAACACGCTGATTCAGTATTTTACCTGCTTCACAAGTGAGATGGATGCCAAACTGTCCACAGGTGACAACCGGTACAGCTTCAACACTGACAAGCTGTTTTCAGCGGACCCAGCCACGATGCAAGAACTAGCAGTTAAGGGGCTACAAGGCGGTGTTCTGACCACTAATGAAGCACGAGCCAAGTTAAACCTGCCGCCAATTACCGGTGGAGATGAGATTATGGCCAGTCTGAACTACACGCCACTAAGCAACCTGACAAACTATCAAAACACAAGACAAAGGAGTGATCCAGAAAATGAATCAAGATGACGTAGAAAAACGTCTGAATCCTAACGCTGGTCTAACTGCCAAAGCAGACGACAGCAAAGGCCAAGACGATCCAGACACGCAACAACAGAAAGACACCACTAGCAGTCCAAAGAAACTAAGTGGTTATGCAGTAGTTTTCAATAGCCCAAGTAAAGACCTCGGTGGCTTTAAAGAAGTTGTTGATCCGCACGCCTTCGATGATGTGGACTTATCAGACGTCTATATGGTTTCAAACCATGATTTTAGCCAAGTCTTAGCCAGCACCAAGGCCGGAACCTTGACCTTAAACGTGGATGATAAAGGCTTGCAGTTTGAAGCAACTTTGCCCGATACGACCACAGCCAATGATGCTTATAACAATGTCCAAGCTGGTAATTTATCAGCCATGAGTTTTACTTTCAATGCTGCTCCAGATGGTGACACGTTCACTAAAGACGACAGCGGGCAAGTGATCCGTACCATCAAGCAAGTAAAGAGCTTGTTTGACGTCTCACTGGTGGCTATTCCAGCGTATGACGATACCAACGTCCAAGTGGACAAACGCAGCTACACTGAATGGTTGAAAGACCATGTAGAAGATCCAGAACAGCAACTACCACCAACCGAAAAACGAAAGGGAGTCAATCACATGACCGAAAAAACTATTATCGACAACAAAGAACATACCGAATCTCGCGCTTACGAAGACTACATCCGCAGCATGGGTGAACAACGTGACGGCTTGACCACGACCACCGCTGGTGCAGTCGTTCCTAAAGAAGTTATCAATGACGTATTCGATCTAAAAGAATCTGATTACGATCTGGCTAAATACGTCACTGTTAAGCAGGTCGGTACCCCAGTCGGCACCTATCCGATTGCCCTCACTAACAATGGTGTCTTAGCCACAAAGGCAGAACTCGCAGACATTCCAGAGATCGATTCAAACCTATTCCGTGGTGTTGACTACAAGGTCGCTACCCGTGCTGGCAAGATTTATCTGTCTAATGAACTGGTAGAAGACAGTGAAGTTGATATTGTTGCCGAGGTTAAGAATCAACTCAAGAAGCTGGTACAAAACACGGACAATAGCAACATTATCAGTGTTCTGACTGGCAAGACGGGAACCAACGATAACTTCAAGCACATCACAGGTACTGGTCTCGATGACCTCAAGAAAACCTTCAATATTGAGCTAGACCCAGCACTGTCCTTGTCTGTTATCGTCAATCAGGACGCTTTCAACTACCTTGATACCTTGAAAGACAGCGAAGGCCGTTACTTGTTACAACCGTCCATCACGGCACCATCAGGCAAGCAACTATTTGGGGCGCCGGTGATCGTGGTTGCTAACAAAGTATTGCCGACTGATAAGGTGGGCACCTATCGGATCATCATTGGGGACTTTTCTCAGGCAATTTTCTTAGCCCAGAAGAATGAGGTTAATACCCAATGGGAGCGATTCGATAGCTATAGTCAGGGCTTGGCGGTTGTCATCCGCAACGACTATGAAGTGATCGATCCAGACGCTGCCCGAATTGTTGACATTACACCGGTAGCAGCCACGCCAGCAGCTTAATGAAACAGTCTGGGGTGTGCCTTTGGGTACACCCCATTTTTATATAGGAGATGAGCATATGAGTGTTACCACAGAAGATCTAAAGAAAGCACTGCGCATTAGTCACAGCGAAGATGATGCTATGTTGTCAGCCTACTTGTTGACGGCAAAGCAGTTCGTGATTAGCGCGGTTGACCAGACCCTTACGGATGAAAACTTTGGAGATGATCCTCGTTTTGACTTTGCCGTCTCGTTGTTAGCACAACACTGGTATATTAACCGTGGTGTCGATGGGGCAACGTATGTACCAGATAGCGTTGTGAGCATGATTCAGCAATTGCGAGGTGTTGACTATGCCACTGGTAAATAGCATCAGCCAACTGAATGAACTCATTACTTTAGTGAGCTACACGATGGGTAATGTAAATGGGGTTCCTGTGAGCAACGTCAGGAAAGAGCACTTCACGACATGGGCACTTGTGTTAAGCCAATATTTAAGCGAAGTGAGGGCGTCAGTTGGGACGAAGCTCGAAGATACGGTGACCTTTGTTGTTCGGTATGATCAGCCAGAAACTATCCTTAACTCATGGCGCATTGAATGGCAGGGAAAGCAGTACGACATTGTGAAACTGACACCGGACACAGCCAAAAAACAATGGACAACAATCATAGGAAAACCAGTTGCCAATAAATAA